ATACGTTCATCTACCAGTAGAGCTTTAAATTTGATAGCAGGAGTAAATGGAGGAGTTAACATAGATGGTAGTGGGTACTTGACAGGTGTAAAAATAACAGGCAGTATTGGCTTTTTTGGGGGTACGCCCTCTCCTAAAACTTCGATAACTGATTTGAGTACTTCAGCAACTCCTGAACAAACGAGGGACAAAGTTATAGCTTTAATTAATGCATTACAATCATATAATTTAATATAAAGGAAGGAGGGGCAAGCATGGCTGAAAAAACTGAAATAAAAAAAGGAAGAATGATAACATTGCAATTTACAGAGGCTCAATACTCAGCGCTTAGAGCTTTCTACTTCGATAGAGTCAGGCTTGAAAGTTCTGAGTTACCTGCATACTTTGACGTAAGGCAAATAATAGAAAAGGGAGTGATTAAGGATGGCGAATAAATATGCAAACTTAATACCGTCACAACCAATAAGCCAAGAGTTTACTAAGATAACAGAAGGTTTTGATGGTGTTCAATCAGATATAGAAAATCTCGATACTAGATTAGAAGCAACAGAAGCTCGTGTTGATACTCTCGTGAACAATCCAGACCCCAATAAAGACCTTGAAATTGTTGATGCAAGACAAAGCGCAGTAAAAAGTAAAACATTCGCTACGTTGGACGCAAGACTTGAAGAAGCGGAACAGGATCATAAGACGCATCAGGCAGAAAGTACGTCACAAATCGAAAACTTAAAAGGTTACATCGGCTATACAGATAATGACATATACGGTATAGAAGTAGACATCCCGAACAATACAATAGTGAGGCTTGCTGGAGCAGTTGGCAAAACCGCTGGTGCTAATTTTAACAGTATTAGAGCGTTTGGCGGCAGACGCAGGTGTAATCTCGCCGACAACAGAACTGTTTTAGCTTATTATGGAGATGTAGGCTATAAAGAAGATGGCTCTAATGGTCAAGTTATGGTTGAGCAACCAAAATTTTATTACAAACGGGTACCACTCGTACTTGAGCCTATTCAGGACGGTATCGGTTTTCATCTTCGCAAATGGCGGGATTATATATCGGATTATCCAAAAGCAGGGTTTAAAATACATCCTAATTTTGTTCGTGGTGGTGTTGAATATGATAAAATTTACTACCCTGCTTTTGAGGGTAGCATTTATGACACGTCAGCAAGTGTGTATTTACTAAATGATGAACAAATAGCCGATTTTGATGCGGACAAGTTATCCAGTATTGCTGGGGCAAAGCCAGCAAGCGGTTTAACGCAAGGTCTTACATTGCCTAACACAAGAATACTTGCTAATAACAGAGGCACTGGTTGGCAACAAATTGATATTTTGGCTCATTATGCAGAAGTACTTTTAATGTCGATTGAGTATGCTACTTTTGATTCACAGACGGCTATTGGTAGAGGTGTTGTGGATAAGGCATCTGGTGAAGGGAATGAATCTGTAGTCACAGGTACGACATCATTTCTTGGAAACACAAGTGGCATGGCTCCCGGTACGAATGGACAAGTGTCTGTTTCCTATCGAGGACGGGAAAATGGATGGGGTAACATTTGGAAGTGGAATGATGGCTTAAACATCGAATGCAAAGGCATACATGAAGCTTATTGGGCAGACAGTAATTTTGTAAACGATATTAAAACAGAGCCTTATAAACCGTGTGGGTTCACACTTGCAAAAACAAACGGGTATATCAGTGCAATAGGCTACCATCAAGACTGCGACTTCATGTTTCTCCCGAGCGAAACGCTCGGGGCGTATAATAGACCGTTAAACGATTATTTTTATCAAAGTAACGCGTATGGCGGTTTCTTGGTCGCTCTTCTCGGTGGCCGTTGGTATTATGGCTCGCTTGCGGGGGCGTGCTTTCTGCGTGCGAGTAGTTCCTCGGGTGATCGGAGTCGGTATATCGGCGGGGGCTTGCTTTGTGTTCCTGCTTAAAAGCGTAATTAAATTTAATATATAGGCAAGAAATATAGCGGTTTCTTAGTCACTCATCTCAGTGGCAATTGGAATAATGACTCGAATGCAGGGACGTACTATCTGAATGCGAATAATTCCTCAGGTAATCGGAATCGGAATATCAGCAGGGGCTTACTTTGTGTAATTATATTTACCCTATTTCTTGCCTTGCCTCTTGGCAAAATACACAACTGACATCAAGCTGTATTGGTAAAGAAAACTTGAAAATTCGGCTTAAAGAACAAAGCATCACGAAGTAGAAAGGGAACTATGAAAAGGTACGGGAATATCTACGAGAAAATTTATGACTATGAAAACTTGAAGTTAGCTCACAAAAATGCGAGAAAGAATAAGACTTTTTATGAAGAAGTTAAAATGGTAGATAACAACGAAGAAGAATATTTAATACAGTTACAAAATATGCTTACCTGGAAAACCTATAAAACAAGTCCTTATGAGATATTTACAGTATGTGACAAAGGTAAGGAAAGAGAAATATACAAATTGCCATATTTCCCCGATAGGATATGCCAATGGGCGATAATGCTTCAGATAGAAAGTATATTTCTCAACACTTTTGTCGATTTTAGTTGTGCATCAGTGCCGAATAAGGGGATACATGCAGCATTTAAGTTACTTGATAAATACATGAAAAACGAAGAAGGAACGACATATTGCCTTAAACTTGACATTAAGAAGTTCTTTCCAAATATAGACCATAAGATACTTAAAAATCTACTGAGAAAGAAGATAAAAGACAATGATTTACTTTGGCTGCTTGATAATATAATAGACAGCATTGAAGGCAGCAAAGGTGTTCCCATAGGCAACTATACGTCCCAATACTTTGCGAACTTCTATCTCACATATTTCGATCATTGGTTAAAAGAAGAAAAGGGCGTTAAATATGTAATAAGATACATGGATGATATTGTGATTTTACACAAGAGTAAAGAATATTTACACTTGCTAAAAACAGAAATAGATATGTATTTACAATGTGAGCTGGATCTCGAAATAAAACATAACTGGCAGATATTCCCGACAAGAACCAGAGGGATAGATTTTGTAGGCTATAGGCATTTTGGTGATTATATTCTTCTCCGAAAGTCAACGGCTAAGAGAATGAAAAAGAAATGCAGAAAAATATTAAAAAAATGTAAGCAGGGTGAAATGCTAAGTTATTCGGACTGGTGCAGTATAAATAGTCACAAGGGATGGATTATGTGGTGTAACAGTCATAATCTGACTGAAAAATATATTAAACCATTAGAACCATATGCGGAAAAATATTATAGAGAGGTGATTTTGAATGACGGTAAGAGGAACAATGATAAAAGTAAAGCCAATTGAGGTTTTACAAGACAAGGTATATATACGAAAAAATATTGTTAAGATTGATGAAGATGGCGAAGAAGGATTTCATGGTTGGGAATATGAAGAGACTGATTTATCGGTAGAGCAATACTTATCCGCTATTGAAGTTATGGGACATCAGATAACGAATTTACTATTGGAGGTGTAATATAGAATGTATGAATGGTTAAATTATGCTTATCCAATGAGCATGGCAACATTAGAGCAATGTGAAAAGGCTGTTGAAAAAGGTAAAATAACAGTTGAACAATTTAAGGAGATTACTGGGCGAGATTATCCCGTGACGGTAGAATGAAACGGTTTTCAGATTTTGCTCATGTAAATACAGCTGTAATAGGGGATAAGATTAAAATTGAAGATGTGTTGAGCAAAGAAATTGAAGTTATAAGCTATAAAATAAATGACAGTAAGTACAAGAAAAAAGATAACGACAAAGTATTAACTTTACAATTTAAGCTAAATGGTGAAGATAAAATATTATTTACAGGTTCAAATGTTTTAATGGAGCAGATTGAAACGTATAAAGATGAATTACCTTTCCTTGCGAAAATTGAGAAAGTTAATAAGTTTTATACGTTTACTTAGTGACGCATTAGGATTAAAGGGCGACATAAAGAGAGCTCCAACGGGGGCTCTCTATTGCTTTGAAAATAATGAGGACGGGTTAATTGCCTGTCTTTTTTCTGCCCCTCAAAAGGAGGCGTGATTATGGCTAATTACAATTCAGGTTACTTTTATAATAAAAAATATGAAGATGGTGGACGTAATTACAATTCGGGACCGATGGTTATCGCCGTTTTTGATGTCGGGTTGGGAACTGATACTGTCAACCCAATTGCGACAAGCGTAACGATTTCAGACAGTGGCACGGGCGTTGAACTCATTAGTATCGCGGGCGCATTCTTTGTTATTGATTCTGAAAATATTCTTCAACCTTTGGGGGTTCTCGTCACCCGTGATAGCCGCTTTGAACTTCTCCCCGCTACTCGTGACCATACAGAAGAAATACCCGGAAGGCACGGAGAGTTTGATTTTGGCACAGAGTTTAAGCCAAGGTATATAGAATTACAGGTAAACACCCGAGAAGGGCTTATTCCACTTGAAAAATCGCAACTACAAAGACTTTTTGCGAAATATCTTGACCCAACAAAAGGAACTAAAACCTTAATTTTCTCTGATGATGTAGAGAAAACTTACAAGGTGAAATATGCAGGTAAAATTGATTTAACTCAATATGCTACATGGTTCCAGTTTGCGATTCCTTTTAAAATGCACGACCCGATAATAACTGGCTCATTTGAGAAAATGCTTATTGGAAACGGTAATCTTTTTAACAACGGTACATTTGAAACACCATTGATTATTGAAATAGCTGGTTCAAGCGCAAATCCGTCAGTTACAATTGGTGCTAACAATTTCACTTACACCGGTACAATTCCGAGTGGTCAAACCCTTGTGATTGATACCGATAAGGCTACTGCAAAGCTAAACGGTGCAAATGTCCTCGATAAAATTACTGGACCTCTACCCTATTATGTCCAGCCCGGGGAAACTTCCGTGACTGCCGGGAGTAATGTTACGATTAAATGGAAAGACAGATGGATTTAAACCTATCAGATTCTGGAGGTTGATGAAGAATGAAAATTCCAGCTTACATTGAAATTAAAAACAAAGCAGGCAAAAGAACAGCTCTTTTATCGCCAAAAGCAGACGGATTAAAAAACGTCTATGTGGAAAACAGGCTTAACGGGGAATCGGCTATTGAATTTATGCTACCTGTTACCTCCGAAAAAGTTAAAGAATTAACACCAGAATGCCAAATATGGGCAGCAGGGAGAGTTTATTCCCTGCTCCGTGAACAGGCAACAGATGTCATTCGTGACGAAAAAGGAGCCATATGGCATAAGTTTACGGCAGACGAACGCTTTATTGAACTTGACGTCAAGTTCCCCGAACCATACATATCCAACGATCCGAATATCCCGGAGCCTATGGAATTGGAAACAATTATTGTTTCAGGCGGTTCTGATTTATCAGGAGGACGTTTTGCAGTTGGCAGTGCTGCACATGCCTTGTATGCCGTTCTGAACGGCTCTGGTTGGTCTATTGGTACTGTTGATGTTACAGGTACCCATGACCTTGAAACAGAAAAAGAAAGCCGTTTGGCGTTGGTTAAGGCTATTCAGCAAAAATGGGGCGGTTATCTTTTATTTGACAGCGTAAACAGGGTTGTTCATCTAAGAGATGGCGGCAAGTGGAAAAACTATACCGGCTTTCAGATTCGGTATGCAAAAAATCTTAAGCATATCACGAGAATACAAAGCAATAGGATTATAACAAGGTTATACCCATTCGGGCATGACGAACTGGATATTGCATCCGTGAATGGCGGCGTTAAATATATTGAAAATTATTCTTATACCCCAACTGTGGGTGCTGCGGTTTACAAGAATC